TGGCCTTAATTAGTGAAATACAATTACAAAATAAGTCTATACTCCCAGTAAAATTAGATGATACACAGAAATTTACCGCTGCTGGACTAACAGCAACGGAAACATTAGCTGTTTCAGACATTGTTCCTGTTTCAGCTAGTGGTATGTTAACACTAAAAAATAGTGGAAATGTTTCTTCTTATTTTCAAACAACAGCTGTTGATGGTGATGTAGATTTATTTTTAAATAATGACAGCGATATATATTGGAATATAAAATTATCTGGTAGTAATAATGATGCATTTTTAATTAACGCACTAAATTCAGATACAAACCCCACAACATACTTTTCCATAAATAAAACAGGTAATGTTGGATTTGGAACAACTAATGCAGCATCTGATACAGTTGCTGAATTTGTTTCTAATAACTCTTCCTCTGCAGCAATTCAATTAACTAATAGTAATGACTCTACTTCAGTTAGAATGGTTTCTGACTCTTCAAGTGGTTCTATTGGAACTAAAACTAATAACAAATTTGGTATTAAGGTTAATGATATAGATCAAATTTTTATAGATAATTCCGGTAATTTGGGCTTAAGTAATCCCACACCATATGGAGATAACACTTATGGAACTATTACTTTTGGCGGAAACTCATGGGTTGGTTCACAAATTTCAGAAGCTGTTAATAATGATCTTTTTATTATCCAGAATGCTTATTTGGACACATCAACTTGGACTAGAATCACTGATTTAAGTTTAGCTACAAAATTAACACAGAATGCTTCTGGATGGAGTTTTCAAAACTCCACAACAAATACTGGAGCTATTACGTGGCAAGACTTATTAACATTAGATAATACAGGGAACTTAACAGTTTCATTAGGTAATTTTGAAGTTACCACAGGAACTGCTACAATTACTGGAAATACGGGTATTGGTGGGGCTTCTACTGGTGATAAGTTATATGTTGTTGGAACAACAAAATTAACTTCAACTCTAGATGTTGGTGGTAACACAACAATAACAGGTAATATATCGCCCGAGGCTGATGGAACAAGAAATATAGGTTCTGATTTAGTTAGATGGGCTAATCTATATGCGGACAACATCAGCGTCACAAATGGTATTAATGGATTAATAACTAATGATGCGGCAAATAAAGTTTTAACCTCTAACAATGATGGAACCGCTAATGCAGAAGCTAATTTAGGGTTTGATGGTTCAACTCTATGTGTTGTTGGAGATATAGATGTATCTACTACATTAATAACAGGTGGAAGTATAACAAGCGGAGGAAGTGTTACACCATCAGTTGATGGAACAAACAATCTTGGAACATCTTTATTAAGGTGGGGAACATTATATGTAGATAATATTGGAGATAATGGTCAAGCACTAGGTGTTGCTGCTACTACACTTTCTTTTGATACAGCCGCAACAATAGATACTAGTGGGGCAAATCAATTAGATATTAACACCGGAACAGCTAATCTAGCAATTACTTCTGGTGATGTTACTATGTCTGGTGGATTGACAGTTGACACTAACACTCTTGTAGTTGATTCAACTAATAATAATGTTGGTATAGCAACAACACCAAATGCGGCATATTCATTAGATGTTAACGGTAATATAAACTTAAGTGGTGATCTTTATGTTGGTGGTTCATTGGCTGTTTTTAGTAATTGGTCAACTAATGCAACAACCATATACAGAAATTCTAATGTTGGTATAGGTGATTTTAGTTCATCAGCTCCAGCATATAAGTTGGATGTGGATGGGCATATTAATATATCAACTGGCAATACTCTAAAAATAGGCGGCGTTGATGCGGTATTTAGCAACTGGACGGAAGATGGTAGTGGTGACATATATAGGGGTTCAAAAGTTGGTATTGGAGATAATCAATCGGGGTATTTTAGCAATCAAGGACTTGATGTTAGTTTAGAAGTTGTTGGTTTCGCTAATGGGGATGCTGATTTATTGAGATTAACGAACTGGGAATTTTCCGCATTAACCACTGCAGCAGCCGTGCTTCAATGGGAGTTAAATTCAACTACTAATACTAAATCCATAGCTGGTGAAATGAAAGTTGGTAGAACAGGAGATTGGAATAATTCATCAACCGGCACTATGGATGCCTACATGAGTTTTGAAACAAGGGTTGATGATGTCTTAGCTGAAAGAATGAGAATACATACAGATGGCAATGTTGGCATAGGTGTAAGTAGCCCAACTGAAGCTTTGGATGTTGATGGAAACATTAATATATCCTCTGGTAATACTCTAAAAATAGGTGGAGTTGATGCTGTTTTTAGCAACTGGACGGAAAATGGTAGTGGTGATATATATAGGATTTCAAAAGTTGGCATAGGTGATGCTGGATCAGCGGGTTATATTAATAGTCAAGGAATTGATACTAATTTAGAAATTATTAGTAATTCCAATGGAGATGCTAATTTATTAAAATTAACAAACTGGAAGGCCGATAATCTCACCGTTGCATCAGCTGTGATTCAATGGGAGTTAGCCACTACCTCATTTACCTATTTAATAGGTGGTGAAATGAAAGTTGGTAGGTCGGCTGATTGGTCCGCTGGAACACCTAGCACTATTGACTCCTATATGAGTTTTGATACAAGGGTTGATAATACTTTAGCTGAAAGAATGAGAATACATACTAATGGTTTTGTTGGTATAAATCAAAACACTCCAGCATATACACTAGATGTTGATGGTGATATAAATATATCTGCAGGTAATACACTAAAAATAAATGGAGCAGATGCTGTATTCAGTAATTGGACAGTTAATGGCTCAGACATATATAGAGATTCCAAAGTAGGTATTGGTTCAACAATAAGAGGTAATGTTTTTTATAATGGAACACATTCTGCTGTTCTTCAGTTAGAAGGAACTGATTTTAACTCAACTATTTTATCACAAATAGTTAACTCAACATCTAATTATCCATCTCATGTTTTAGCCAGATCCAGAGGAACATCTGTTAACTCTAATGTTATTGTCGCAGATAATGACATATTGGGTGAAGTTACTGGTCAAGGGAACGATGGAACAGATTTTATACATGCATCCAGTATACAATTTAATGTGGATGGATCACCAGCAGCAAATGTAATGCCGGGTCGTATAACCTTTCACACAAATAATGGAGGAACCGGCGTAGCTGAAAGAATGAGAATAGATAGCGTTGGCTCAATATTTATGGGAGGAAATCATTTATCATCAACACCCGGAAATGCAATTGTAGCTGCTCCTTATGGATCTGGAACTGATATTGATGGTGGGGATTTTAATATATACGCTGGTCGTTCTACAGGAACAGGAACTGGTGGTGATATAATCTTATACACATCTCCTGCAGGTGTCTCAACAGGAAGCGGTGTAAACTCTCATATTGAAAGAATGAGAATAACTAGTGATGGTGATGTTACAGTTTCTGGAAATATTGAATCTTCATCAATGATGGCCAGTTCTTTTACATCTCCAACAAACGCAGTTAATGCTTCAAGTTGTGTTGATATGGATACTATTTCTATTACAGCCAATCACACAGGTGTGTTTGAGATATATGTATCACTAAACCCACAACCATCTGTAAATACATCATTATCTGATTTTTATTATGGTAGAGTTATAGTTGGTAATGGATTAAATGCATCAAATGTATTAACACAATATATTAACTATATAGAAGAGTCACCAAACCCAAGAGATTTGTATGATTTTGATGCATCAAATAATACGACCTTAATAACAAACGCAGATATTGGAGTATTCATGCTTAATGGGGGAGTTGAATATGAAGAGTTAACCGCGGGAACTGATTATACTATTCGTGTAAAAGTTGATAATTTAGAATCTGGTCAGGAAGCTTCTTCGGATGTTAAAGTAAGAATTAAAAGAGTTGCAGACATATAGGAAAATAAAATATGGCTAAATATAAAAATCTTATTGATGTTGGTAACTTAAACATTGATACTAACACATTAACTATTGATTGTGTTAACAATAGAGTGGGTGTCGGTGTTGTTGATCCTTCATACAACTTTACTGTAAAATCTCCAGCAACAGGTGATGCAACAATTGCCGCTTTTGTTAATAATAATGATGGATTAAATCATGTTTTCGGAAAAGATGCTAGTAATAACGGTTATCAACGAATCTATAACTCAGCTGGCAACGCTTGTGTTCAAATAAACTCTAGTGGGGATTCTTATATTAATGGAGGTAATTTGGGCATTGGTATATCAAACCCATCATATAATTTAGATGTTACAGGTGATATAAACTTTACAGGAACCTTAAATCAAAATGGAGTTTCTTTTAATAATGTTGATGATGTCGCATCAATATCAACGGTATTTTTTTTAATGGGAGTATAGATAATGCCAACAGCATATAAACCTTTTCACACACAAGGAACTACAGCAGTAACAACTTACGCTACACTTTATAATGTTCCAGCTTCTACTGAATCTGTCATATCAAGTATTGTTGTTTGTAACACAAACACATCAGCTGCTACATTTAGAGTAGGTATAGATGATACAGCTGGCGATCCGTTAATTACCAATGGTGAGTTTTTAGTATATGATGCTACAATTGCGGCGAATGACACAATAACACTTACATTAGGTGTTGCATTAGATGCTGGTAAATATATTAGGGTTTCATCTTCTGAAAATACTGTTTTATTTTCTGTCTTTGTTTCGGAGATTTCTTAATGGGTATAAGTTCTATAAGAAGTAAATATACACCTGCGGGTTCAAATAGAGAAATACAAATTAACGATAACGGTGTTTTGGGTTCTTCAAGTGGTTTTGTTTTAAATAGTTCTGGTAATGTTGGCATAGGAACGGACATGCCAACAGCACCTTTGCACTTAATTGCAGGAACGCCAAGTGCATCAGCTGATGCGTTTCATATTAGCGATGGCACTTACACCAACATTGCTATGTATTCTGGTGCTGCTGATGGTGAAATCCGCATTGGCGCGGCTGGCCAGCTCCGCGGTCGTTATGCTGCGCAATATGCAGGCACTCGCACAGGCCATAATTTTTCATTAGGCACCAACGACACCACGGCAATCACGATTGATAACTCACAGCGCGTCGGCATTGGCACGACCGACCCATCTTTCCCTCTTGAAGTTGAGGCAGGCAGTGGTGTTAGTGGTTTGATGGTGGGTGGAACTGCAGGACAAGTTGAATTACAGGGTGATGGGCAGGTATACGGTTATCAAAAATTAGACGTAGCATCAGCAGGTTTGCAGATCAAAGGATATTCGGATGGCGGTGGGGCAAAAACAGAACAAGCCAAAATGTTTTTGACTCAAGAAACCGCAGGTTCAGCAGGTGGTGAGATTAGGTTTTATACAAATGACGGCAGTGCAGTAACTGAACGCGCACGCATATATAAGAATGGCGATATACGGTTTATCGGCACAGCTACAGATGCTTTCTACTGGGATGCATCGTCCTCGCGACTCGGCATAGGCACAGCCTCGCCAGATGGCACTCTGCACATACATACTGGCTCGGCTGGGTCAGTTACTGCCCATGGCTCGGCAGACGATTTAGTTATCGAGCACGCGAGCGATGCAGGACTGTCAATTCTAACTCCAGCAGCAAATAATGGTCGAATTTATTTCGGATCGCCCACCAATAATGCATACGGCCAGATTGATTACGATCACGCAACGAACGACATGGTGTTTGCTACCGCTGGAGCTGGTAGGCTAACGCTCAACGCATCTGGCAACATGGGGTTGAACGTAACGCCCAGTGCGTGGCGATCGACCGAGAGAGCATTACAGATAGATCGTCGTGCGGCTCTTTATGCCGATTCGCACGTTACAACTGCTCTCGCAAATAACTTATTTATTAATAGCTCTGGATACGCTCTAATAGAGGCAGATGCGGCATCTCAGTATATCCAGTATCAAGGTGAACATATCTGGCAGACAGTGGGTAGTGGATCAGCAGGTGCTAATGTTTCGCCCTCAACACTCATGACGCTGACTAGTGCAGGCAACCTTTCGATTGATACAGACACTTTATATGTTGACGCAGTTAATGACCGTCTTGGCGTAAACCAAGCTTTACCTACAGCGTCACTTACAGTGCAAGCGGCACATAACTCATTACACACAATGAAGATTGAAAATGCAGCTGGTAATGTTGTCCAAGAGACTTATATAAATGGCGATGGGGATGGAGCTTTAAATATTAGAAACGCAGGTGGTCTTCATAAAATGCAGTTTAGCACCTATGAAGACTCGTTTATTAACGCAGGTTTTAATTTAGGCATAGGCACGAACTCGCCAACGACTCTTCTTGAGTTGAATTCATCCTCTGGCCCAGAGATAACAATACAGCGTGATGATACACTGATTGCCGTGGATGATTTAGTAGGCGGCATCCGTTTTAGTAGCAATGATGAAAGCATTGCGTTAGGGACACCACCCCATTATGGAGCAGGTATAAAAGTTAAGTCTCAAGGCACTGTTGGTTATCAAAATATGCTTCTCTACGCAGGACAGAACAATTTGGGATATGAAAACGACACGCCCTCACTGCGGTTAGTGTATAACGGCGATGTGAATTTTTACGATAACTCGGGTGCCGTTGCCATGAATTGGGATGCGCCAACAACGTCGCTCGGTATACGAACGGCCTCTCCAAACTTTCCTTTACAGGTGATGGGAGAGGTTTTTGCAGGAGTGATGCCCGGTTTTGAACAATCTGGTAAATTTTATCTGGGCAGGGGTGACGGAACTGGCACGGATGTTCGTTATCACTATATAGAGGCAAATAATTCTACGACAAAAGCAAGTAACTACCTCTCGTTTAACCTCCATACAGGCGCAACCACGACAAGCACTTCTGAACTTTTTCGATTGGAAGCGGGTCCGGGGTCTGGTGCGGTAAAAACAGTTAACATAGCTTTTAGGGGAAATTCAATTGAAAACTACACTACAGCTACCGACACCGGAAACTTGTGGGTAAACTATGAAGGATACCAAGGCGGCACAACTTATTTCCGTGATTTTAAAGTCGGCAACGGTAAACAATCGGTTATTGCTTTCTTTGACGGTTCAAGTGGCAATGTTGGCATTGGAACGGATGTGCCAGATACTTCACTTCATATTTCTGGAAGTGGCACTATTGTAGGTAAGACTGTTTCTACGAATGGATCGGCTGTTTGGCAAGCTGATTCTATATCTACCGAAGCTTCAATATTATATTTTACTACAGCCGGATCTCAAGCTTGGAAATTTCAAAAAGCTGCTGTTACTGGTAATTTAGAAATAAGAAACTCAACTGACTTAACAAAATTTACTATGTTGGATAATGGTAATGTTGGTATAGGTGTAACTTCTCCTCCGTCATTACTAACACTTAAGGATGGTAATATTCTTTTAGCGCATAGCTCTACAGATGTTGATGGTGGTCACGGAATATTTTTTCACACTACAACTAATAATTGGTCTGAAGCTGCAGCACACGCTGCAATATATGGTAAAAGAGTAGATGGTAGCAATGGTTATCTTAGATTTGACACAAGAAGTGGTGGAACAACTGCTGAAAGAATGCGTCTTGACTCGTCTGGCAATCTTTTAATCGGCTATACATCGTCGAATGGCAGTTACAAGTTACAAGTCAATTCTCAGATTTTTGCTACCAACGCAACTATTGCTACGTCAGACGGACGATACAAAGAGGATGTGCAGACGCTATCCAACGCTACTGATTTAGTTTCGCGCCTCAATCCTGTTCAGTTCAAGTGGAAGGCCCATGAAATACACAATTTAGACGTTGGTAAAACGGACGTTGGTTTTATCGCGCAAGAAGTGCAAGAGGTGTTGTCCGATACTGACTACAGTGATTCCGTGGTTGTTACTAACAAAACAGACGATGAGGAATATTTGGGATTAGGTGAGACAAAGCTAATCCCGTTGCTGACAGCTGCACTGCAAGAAGCAATCACAAAAATAGAAACCCTTGAAACCAAAGTAGCCGCACTGGAATCGGTATGAGGAGAATAGACAATGGCTTACCAAGGCAATGCCGAAACTAGTGATGTTCATACCCAAGTATTAAGATTAATGTAAATAAAAGGATATAAAAAATGGCAATAAATAGCTTATCAACATTAACAGAGTTTCCTTCTTTATGGTCTCAAAATGGAACTTCAATTTATTATAATTCTGGAAATTTGGGAATAGGGTTAAGTAATCCGGGATTTAACTTAGATGTTGTTGGGGATATAAATTTTAGTGGTGATTTGTTGCAAAATGGTGTTGTTATGACCTTTGGTCAGTTTGACACAGATGGTGACGGAACTAGTATTGTTTATAATAATGGTGGTGAGGTTGTATTAGATAAAATAAGAAGTAATACTTTAGGTGATGGTGTTTTTACTATAAGAGATTGCACAAACTCTACAGGAAAGTGGCAAAATAGAATAGGAACTGATGATTCGTATAATTTAGATTATTATAATGGTTCATCTTGGTCAAACTGTGTTTTTGTTGACACTATTGGATTAAATGTAAACGCAACATCTGGGGAAAGATTATCTATAAGAAATGCTAGTGGCATATCAAATAATGAAGATTTAGGTGGTGTTTCTTGGATGCAAGAAGGTAGCACTGGAACTGTTGTTGGTAATATTTTTATGTTGGGTGATTCCGATGGAGGAACAACAGGAAGAGGTAAAATGTTTTTTGGAGTTAGAGGTAATGACTCTAATCAAAGTGCAATATGTCAAATGTCATTAGATAGTTTTGGTAATGTAAATATAGGTGGTAATTTTAATTCTTCTAGTAAACTTTATGTTGGTAAAACATCTTGGGGTATAAATGAAGCAAATCCTCTTGTAAACTTTGCTGTAACTGCCTCTGGAACGAACGGAAGTGGGTCTTATACAAGTAGAATAATGAAACTATATAGTGATGGATCATTCACTTCAGAGGTAGACAATGATGATAATATAATAGGTTTAGAAATAGAGATGGATGTTACTGGGCCTGTTAATAAAATACCGTTACGAATTACTGGTGATAACAATTATAATTATGATTTTACCTCTCAAAGCAATGGGGTTACACCCGGAACAAGATTAGATATGTTTGTTGGTTCAAGTGCTGGTGATTTTTCTTTTAGTAATTCTGGTGGAGAGTTATTAAGAATAAAGGGAAGTGGTAATGTTGGCATAGGCACGGACTCGCCAGAGCATACTCTGCATGTAAGAGGTTCGGGCAACGGTGCAGTTATTGAAGTTGAAGATACGGCAGCTAACGGAAACCCTGTGTTCCGATTGAAAAACGATGCACAAGAATGGCAGTGGCAGTTGAGAGGTGCAGAGTCTGATTCGCTTGTAGCGTGGGACGTTACGGGGGTTACAGGTCGGCTTTATTTAACCACAGCGGGCAATTTGGGATTGGGTGCGTCCTCGCCAGTTAATTTTTCAAACCAGACTTCTCTTACAGTAAATGGAACATCAGTAGGACGAGTAGACGTAAAAGCTAGTGGGAGCGGTGGCGGTGCAATGTTTGGAACATCGTCAGCATTAACAATGCAAGCTAATTCTGGCGTAGCATTAAATTTAGACTCCGCATCTGGACAGCCTATTACGTTTCAAGTTGGTAGTAGTGAGAAGGCACGCATCACGAGCGCAGGCGTTATGCAAGTGGGTGGTCAAACAGGCACATTGAAGTTGGGCAACGATGGAACGTATCATGGGACGATTGAATGGGAATACGCAAACAACGAATTAGCGCACACCATCAACAATGTTGGAGTTCATACGTTTAATACAAACGGTAAAGAAGTGGCGCGATTTACTCAATCTACTTCTAATTCGGGTGGATTAATTCTTAAAAGCAATGCAGGGAATGATCTCATCGCTATGGGGGCAGAGGGTTCTGGTGGTAATGAGGAAAATGGTTTCATTGCAGGTTATCAGAATGGGACACAAAAATTTTCAATCGGTGCAACAACAGGTCCGACATGGTTTAATACAGGCCAAAATTTTGGCATAGGCACGGACTCGCCTTCATATCCCTTACATATAGCTAGATCGGCTGGATCGACCTGCACACTATTAAATCTCCAATCTTGCACAAACAGTTCAGAGGGAAATAGAGTTCAACTGGCTTTTTCAAGCCAAGTCGCACTTGATAGTCAAACACGGATTAATGCAGCTATTGATTCTATAACCCACAGTGTCGCCTATTCCCATTACGGTGATTTAGCATTTCTTACTATGAATGCAGCAGTCCTTACTGAAAAAATGAGAATAACTAGTGATGGTAAGGTTGGCCTTGGTAGTAATGCACCAGTTTACTTATTTGATATGGGAAGTGGGAACGCAAGAAATATTAGAGTTGGAACTAGAACATTTATTGGAAGTGGATATTCCGGATCATCAACTATACTAGGTTATAATGTAATAGCGGATGAGTCAACAACAGCGACTAATAGAATGATTATTACAGAAACATCAACTGGCAATGGTTTGCCAGCCGCTATTAATATGTTTGCTGGAAATATGGAGTTTCATACAGCTCCTTCGGGAACAATAAATGATGAAATGTCATGTCTTAGGCTTAGAATTATTAATGCTGGAACTGTGGAGATTTATAATGCAGCAGATCCAGATGGAACAGAAGATTCTTTAAGAATATATGCACAAGATGGAGATAGTAGATTTACAGTAGGTAATAATGGAGCAAACCATAGTGCTGTAATGAAACTTTCAAACAGCACCGGAGCTATTACTCATTGTCTAAACTCTCATGGTGGTATTGCTTGTCATAATGGATGTGTAATATCACCTACAGTTTGTGGATCAACTATAGTGAAAACAAAAACTCTTTGTGTTTGCGAAGGAACGTTGGCGGCGAGCCACCCAAGAGTTTTACTTAATATGGATGCTTGCAAAACTGATGTGGGAAGTGAAACTGCAACTTGTTTTAGAGTATCGGTTAATGCAGATAATAATTGTTCTATAATATACACCGGTGATACTGCTAATAATCCAGCAGTTTTATGCACAACTGCGGCACACTTTAGAGCATGTGGACCTATTGGAACTCAATCTTGTTTTTGTGGAAAACAAATTGTTTTATGTCAAGAAGGCACAGGCAATGAAATGTTAGCATGTTTTACAAGACACAATAGTGGGAATGCTGATAATCACTTCCATAAAATAGATGTAAATCCGGATAATAATTTAGTTACGTTAACCTCTAGTGGAACTAATGCTGGTGGTTATTGTATGTTTTGTTATGTAAACTCTAATTGTTTTACTGCAAGTGTTATTGTTAAAGGCCCGATTTTATGTGCAACTACACAGGTTACAGCGCCTCAAGGTTTCTTTTCATCAGCTACTATACCTCTTGCTATCCAAGATCCCGGTGTAGCTACGTATTACTGGTGTTTCCCTAACAATGATACTGTATCTTTTCATCCTAACACTACATCTACAAAAACTCTTTATTTCTGTAACGCTGGAACTGGATCTATGAACGTTTGTGTTGAAGGGTGTGTAAAAACTCCTGTTTTTTGTGCAACTAGTTGTTCTTATATTGGCGAATCACGTATGGGTGCAGGTTTCTCTACATACACAAACGATGGTTTGTTTAGTAGTGATGCAAGACCTTCTTCTATGGGTCTTCCTAATGGATCAGAAATGATATTTGGTTATTACTCTGCCGGGAATGGCTTTTATTGGGGTCGTGTGGCTCATAGATCGCATGTTGACAGTCTGGGTGTATATGGGTCGTCTGGTTCTATATATTGTCAATCATGGGGCGCACGCAGTGCCAACGTTTTTACTGTAGAAATAGCAGGAACTGATAGATTAAAGGTTGATGCTAATGGTGTGTGTATTATTGGTCATTTAAATTCTAATCCAACGGGATTGTATAATGTTGTATTAGGGCCAAATAATTTTGGTAACTCAACAACAGGTTCAACTAGTAATGTTGTTGTTGCGGATGGTGCGGCGTTGGGTGTTACAGATACAGACAATAGTGTTTTTATTGGGAAAGGATCTGGTGGCGTAAGTGGGATAAATACAGAATTGCAAACAGGAACTGGTAATGTTTTTATTGGTTACGGCGCAGGCCCAGATGCGGCTGCATCTAATTATCAAGTTGTTATTGGTGGTGATTATGCTGTTGGTAAAGGCAGCCAGACCTCTTTCTTGGCCCCTAGCTCCGGAGCTTATCAAGGAAACAATTCTGCATCTTGGTCAACTACATCTGATGAAAGATTAAAAAAGAATATTGTTGATAATTATCAAGGGATAGAGTTAATAAGTCAAATTAGAGTAAGAAATTTTGAGTATAGATTAGAAGATGAAATAGATGATGAGTTTAAACAACAAAAGATACAAAGAGAAGGTATTCAAATAGGTGTTATAGCTCAAGAGTTACAAGAAATATTCCCAGACGCAGTAACAGAAAAATCAAGTGGTTTGTTGTCTGTAGATAATGATGAGTTGTTTTGGTATATGATAAATGCAATAAAAGAACTTAACGATAGAGTAGAACAATTAGAAAACCAAACACAATAGAATAAGAGTAATAATATGGCCAAGTATAAAAATTTAATAGATATTGGTAATTTAAATATTGATAACAACACACTAACTATTGATTGTGTTAATAACAAAGTTGGCATAGGCACGTCCGAGCCAACAGCCACTTTAACAGTGGCTGGCCCAAACACTCAAACAAGTCTGGGCGGACCAAATGCACTCAATATTATGGATGGCAATGCTGACAACGAGTTTGTCACCTTGAATTTTCAAACGGGTGCAGGTGGCCCCTTAGCCGCTATAGGCGCAAAAGCTATTACTACTGGCGTGTATCCCAACACCGTTGGTGAGTTGCATTTTGCCGTCCAAAAAGGCGCCGCACGATTCACCGCTATGGTTATCGACGAGGATCGACAAGTCGGCATAGGCACGTCAGTTCCCGAAACAAGATTACACATCGGTGGGACATCACAATTTATAAAAATGGATTCTGGAGCAACTACTCATTTGTATTTGGGTGGTGAAAATGATTTTTTTGCTCTATCTCACAACAGACACCCATCGACTGGAGTGATTGATAACGCTGCTTGTGGTGTAGGTGTAATACAATACGAAAACGCAGTTGGGTGGTCATTTTCCGCAAATACAGGTGGAGCATTTACTAATCGTATGGTTATACTTAATGATGGCAATGTCGGCATAGGAACGACCTCGCCATCTTCATATTCTGCAGACGCTCGCAATTTAGTCGTTGCTTCAAGTGGTAATGGTGGGGTGACGATAAAATCTGGAACAACTTCTACGGGTAATATCTTTTTTGCGAACGCTGAAGCATCTGCCTCAAACAATGGCATAATCCAGTATAACCACAACACTAAAGAGTTTAGATTTGACAATTACGGAACCAATCAGTTTTACAGTTTTAATATACAGAACAGTGAAAAAATGAGAATAACTTGTGCTGGTGATGTTGGCATAGGTAGATTTACCAACTTGCAAGGTAAGTTAGATGTTGATGGTGATTTAAGAGTAACAAGGGAAATCGCAGCTAACACCGCTTGGGAAATGATTTCTTTGGGTAGTGATAGAGGTATAGATGATTATGGTGGTTTATATAAAGATTATTGGAGAATAAATGTTGTAACTCCCGGACCCACAACCACTGGGGAATCTCATGATCATAGATTTGGTGACTTGCGTTTTTCTGGTGTTACGGGAGCTAACACCACTTACGCAGACAGAATGACGATAAGATACAATGGCAGGGTTGGTGTAGGCGTTAAGGTTCCAGAAGCTACTTTTCATGTTGAAAGATCGTCCGGAACTACGGAGTATATAGCTAAATTTAAAAACTCAACAACAGCTACTCCATATACTGTGTATATTCAAGAACCATCTGGTGCAGCCACTGGATATCCATTATTAAATGTGGCAAGCGGTGATGGATTAACATCCTTTCTTCGTATAAATTCTGGCAATGGTCATGTTGGTATAGGTAAATCTCCATCACTAACATATGGAACAGATATAGTTGGTGATGTTAATATAACTGGAACTTATTATATTAACGGATCACCTTTTGCTGGAGGAGCCAGTCAATGGAGCACTACTGGATCTGATATATATTTTTGGAATCAAGTTGGAATAGGGACTGACACAATAGACTCTCAAAATATACTACACTTAAAAGACGCAACAAATGGATATGTAGGTATAAGAATGGAGGGTAGTGGCTCTTATAATCACAATTGGTCTATATATGCTAGTGGCGATGGATCAGGTAATGAATTCTTAGGTATTTATGATGCAACTCAAAACTTATATAGATTTCAAGTTAATGAACTCGGCAATATTGCAATAGGAGTTACTCCTAATGAAAATTGGCTTACCTCATGGCGAGTAATTGAGATAGGGGCAGGTAGTGGATTAGGTGGAACTATTTTTACCAACAACGGAGGAGTTTCTGGTCAGATAGGTATAGGTCAAAACTGGTATTATAATCAGAGTGATGGAAATAACAAGTATGTTTATACTGCTCCAGCAAGCGATTATATTCAATATAATGGAACTCACCAATGGAGATCAGCTCCCTCTGGAACATCGGGTAACAATGTAACCTTAACACAAAAAATGTTTATAAATTCTGATGGATATGTTGCAATAGGTAATCATAGCCCATTAGCTCTTCTTCATCTATTGGGATCTTCTGAAGCTTCTAACACCGAAATCAGAATTGAACATAGTCCTTCTTCAGGCTCCGCCACTTCGAATATTCGTTTTAAGCGCGATGGCGCAGATTTTGCATATGTTGGAGGCGCTGCAGCTAGTATTAGCGGAGCCAGTTTAACGGATTTAGGGTTATCTGTTCCGAGTGGAAAGAATATTATTTTTGGAACGAGCACGACGGAAAGAATGAGAATAACTAGTTCTGGTCTTGTTGGCATTGGCACTGATGATCCAAAAGCTTTATTAAATATTAGAAAAGGAACTGGTGGAACTGACCCTTCTTACGCAGCAGATGATTTGCTTATATTAAGAAATAACACAGCCTCTGGAGATGGGGCACGCATTAGTATAATAGCAGGTCTTATATCTGATGCCACTATAGGGTTTGGTGATGAAGATTTAAGAGATGCAGGCAGAATAGTTTATAATAATATTAATAATTGTTTGAGATTTGGAACAGCAGGTGTTGATGATCGCATGACAATAGATAACACTGGTAAGGTTTATATTAGAACTGGTGGTTTATATCTTGATGGTTCAAATAATTTATATTTAGGTGACACCTCTGTGAATGGAGCTGCTGCTATTAACCTTCAATCAACAAACAGTAATACTAACTGGCAAATAAGACAAAACAATGTTGTTGCTGGTGATTTAACTATTACACCATCAACAGCTGTTGGCGGAACTACATTTACAACGCCAACAATGTCTTTTGTTGATAATAGAGTAGGTATTGGTGTTAATAATCCAAACTCTTCATATAAATTAGATATATCCGGCGATGTCAATATAACCGGAACTTATTATGCTAACGGATCACCAATTGCTGGCGGCGGTAACCCTTGGTCTACTAGCGGCTCTGATATATATTATCTTAATAATATATCTGTTGGAACATCGGCCGCGAGTGAGGGTATAAGATTATGTGGTAGAATAGTTGCAGGAAGATCTAGTAACAGTTCCGTGGCCACTCTTTGGCAATCAATTACATCAGATAACTCTGCATCAATAACAAATAAATCTTGTCAAGGATCACTTCTTGTTGCATCGCAGAACGACGCCGTTTCAACTGATTTGCAAGGGTTAACACAAGACCAATGGACGAGCATCGACTTTGCTGGTCTTTGTTCTGTGGCTGGATCACATGGTGGCGGATTTACAGGCGCGAGAATAGCTGTT